CCAGGTGATAGGTGCGCGCGGTATCATCGAAGAGGTATTGAAGATCGAACTCGCCGCCCTCCCCGAGCTACTTGAAGCGCCGCCACGGATACCGGCCTGGATTATCGATGAATTACGCCGGCTAGATCGCATCGCGGGAGCAATCGGCGGGACTCCTGAAATAGCAGCGGCGTACAACGAAGCTGCTATTGGCCTGATCGGCAAGATGCGCCTAGCGTTACATCGCGGTGATGGCGAAATCAACGTCCCCGTTTCCGCTGAGGCGGCACTGGTGCTGACGGCAAGCAACGCGGGCGGGCAGGAGCTGGCCTTGGCAGTAGAGAAGGCGCTCGGTTGGCGCGATGGAAAGAGAGATGCCGAGCTAGACGCGCTATTGACTATGGCGATGAACTTTCTCGCCACCCCCGCCGCCGCTGAGGCTGCGCCGCAGGCCGTGGACCTGGAACAGTTGCGGGGGTTAGTCGAAGAGTGGCGAAGTCGCTCGAATAGGTGTGACGTAAGCGTGGGCTTCATCGGTGGGCAACGCTCCGCTTATGAAGCGTGTTTCCTCATGCTTTCAGCGCTGATCGACACGCACAAGCGGAACGTCAAGCCTTGGGAAGACACGTTCCCCCCGACGCTGCTGCCGAAATGGGTACGGGAGCAGCAGGCCGTGGACCTGGGGCCGCGGTCGATGGACACCGCTCCACGCGACGGCACGATGCTGCGCCTGCTGGTGCAGTTCGAGGATCACGCGACCGAGGACACCGATGCTCCGGCCTGGACGATAGGCGCCAACAGCTTCGACGACACCGGCGAGGATCTGTGGCAGTTCGCCGGCTGGTGCTGGACGTACGACCACTTCACCGAGGGCAAGGGCACGCCGGTTGGCTGGTTGCCGCTGATCGACAGCCAGCAGAAGGAGAGCAGCAATGGCTAAGCGCAAAATCACCGCAGCGGCGAAGCGCAAAGGGCTGACAATCGTTTCTGCGCACTACGGATGGCAAGCGACACCTGGAGAAATGGTTCCCGGCTGGGAAATCCAGTTCGGCCCAGAGGCTGACGAGCTGTTCGGCGAGGACGAACACCAAGACTTTGGAAGCACGGCCGAGGCTTTGGAGTGGATCGCCGCCCTTGAGCCGTTGCCCGAGCAGGAGAGCAGCGATGCGCAGTGAGAGCGAGGTGCGGGCGCGGGAGTTGCTGGCCGCAGAATTTCGGAAGGTGTACGGCGATGCGTCTGAAACCGCATCGCTCTACGAGAACAGCCCCTACTGCGTTGACTACCCAGAATTTCGCGCAGTCATCGCCGCCCTCGCATCGCAGGGTGAGCAGCAGGGTGTGGAGGATGAGCGCTTTCCTGGAGGACTTGCCGATGCCGTCGTCTACGTTAACCAGATGGAAGAGGCAGCTGCGGGACTGTTCGCGCAAGTGCTGGGCTACGAGAACGATGGGAGCGACACCGGGACAGACCTGATTCGCCATGTCGAGGAAGCCCTCGCCGCTCGGCAGCTGGCGGGGGAGATCGTCATCACCAAGGACGAGGCCGGCAACATCCTGGCCGTGACGCGCCAGGTGTTCGACAAGGACGACCCCGACATGTCCGAAAGCGTGAAAGTGCTGGCGGAAGCACCACCCGCGCAGCCCTTCGACCATATGGGCCCTACTACTGTTGTAACACCGCCGTCGATATGGAATGACCACAAGATCGGCATTATGCCGGTTACTTCCGACACAGTGGTAGAAGTGCAGTTTCGATCTGGAGAAACAGCTATTGGCCCAGCAGGTGTTTTTAATTGGTCGGACTATGGTGAGGTAACCATCGTCAGCTATCGGCTTGTCTAATGAACAACCTGACCACGCAGCATCAAAGGAGGTCAAGCACACGCGCATACGGGTCGGTGATGATTTTCTGACTATCACTGAAATTGCCAAGGTTCTGAAAGTGAGTCGTGCTACCGCACGCCGACGACACAAGCCGGGACCAATCACATGGGATGGAATGACATGCAAGTGAAATTTGAAGAGGCCCGTTTCAAAACTCGCAAGCGTTGCAACTGCAGCGGATGCGGCAAAGCAATGTCACGGTCAACAACCATCGTTCAAACCGTGAACCCACCCAAGACGCGGCAGGAAGTGTACGCAGACTGCAGCAAAGAGGCGTTGACCTGGCACACCAAGCCAGAGCGTTGTGGCAAATGCTCTGCGTGATACCACCGCCGTTGTTCGCTCCGCAGCGGCGTTACGTTCCTACCGAACTAGAAGTGGAGCGCCGGCATAGGATCAGGGTTACACTTTGGGCGTATGCCTACGAAATCGAAAACGTTTCGTTAGTATCCGATGAGGAATACGACAGAGTGTCACGTTTGATCGATCCCCGGGTTCCAACGGGGCACGCAGTGTTGGACGCATTCTTTGCCACGAAATTTGACCCTTCGACCGGCATGTGGATTTACCAGCACCCTGAACTTAACCGCGTGCGTGCGTTATATGCACGCAGCATGAAAAGAAGGCTTAATTACAATGGCAATGCGCAAAGTTGACGTTTACACCAACCACGTTCAGATCAATGGCGAGTCAGTGCGAGGCGTGATGGAAATCAATATGCCGACACCCAGCAACGGCAACAGCACCGCGAGTATCACGCTGTCTGTGGACGGCCCGATCACCTACCACAACGTGCCCTATACCCCGCTACCGCTCGCGCCGACATCCACGCCCTACGATTTCGCCAGCGACTATCGCACGCTGGTCGAACGGCTCACTGTTGCAGTGCAGAAGCAACAGTTGGATGTGGATGTCTACAATAGGCTCACCAAGGGACTCTATTTGCTATGAACATCGACGCGATCATCGCAGCACTCATGCAGGATGGCGAAGCGTTCAAATGCACCATCGAATGCGAGCGTCACTCGATCACCATCCTGGGTGCCAAGAAAACCACAGTGGTCAACGTAACGGTACCGCCTCCCGTTACCCCGGAAACTCTGTGGCGCCCCATCCCGAAGAATATTTTCTATCACCCTCCGAGCGCAACGTTTCGGGCGGCGTCAGGAAAAATATGTGAGGTTGCGTTTTTAAATACGTGGCTCCCGCGTGCAAAAGAATTCCCGGTGTGGATGGGGCGGGACGTACGGGCTACCACTATCGACAGCATCAAATTGAAAATGCCAATACCCAAGTACGTGTATTACGATTCGTACCATGACACTTTTTACTCGGCGAAAGCCAGCATGGGCGTGGGTTCTGATTTTTATATCGACTGGAAGGCACGTTGCCAAGACTTCCCAACCAAGGCCGAAGAATGCACCTGACCGATGAAGAGAAAGAACTGCTGGTTTCAGTGTTGCGCCGGGAGCACGCCGGCCAGATGCGGATGTGGAATCAGGTCAACCAAGGCAGGCAGCAGCATCATATCGAACGTGCAACATGGCACGGAAAACAATGCATTAAGTTGGAAGCACTGATCAACAAGATCCAGCGCTAAGAAAAACCCTCAGGCTCATCACCTGGGGGTTTCTTTTTACAGTGTTGCCATGAGCGTTCGCATTTCACTGCCCATACCGGTGTACGTCAGTGTCGATGGATGCGTACCGTCTGTGGTGGCGTACAACACAGTGGCACCATCCACTTTCCACTTGTAGTTGTCCGTGGTGTCACGCGGTGCAGTCCAGTGGATCGAGGCGGCCAGTGTGGTACCCACCAGGTCGGTAATGTGCTGGTTATACAGATCGACGTTGCCGCCAGACTGCCAGCCTGCACCGGAGTAAGCCTGATTAGCCGTTGTTACCCACTGATCGGTGCTGGTGGTGCGAGGCAACAGGTGGCCGCCGATTACTTTGGTCACTCTCGATCCGCTAGTGGACTTCAGCGCACCAGCTACCGTATCGAATGCGGTCTGCACTGCAGCCAACGTCTGGCCCGTACCAGTGGTACCGAAGTTATTGGTGCCCCACATCAAAATCGCATGCGTGATGTACTTGGTAATCGGGTAGTAGTTGGCAGCATTCGCCGTGGCAAGCACCGTGGCCGAACCGTGTACCGCCCAATTTACATAGGACTGCGGATTGCTGGTACCGTCCGCATCCACCATGGCAAAACCTGCCCAGCCTAGTCCCGTGGTTCGTGCCGTACCGCCGGTATCACCGGTGCCCTGGGTAATGCTGTCACCGAACACGCCCCACACCTTGGCCGCGGACGAAACGTAACGCCCCAGCAGTTGCGGCGTCCAACCGTTGTTTCGTTTGTCTGTGGTCGTGCCGGTGCTGGTGAACGCACCTACAGTATTGATGTTGCTGATCATAGTGTTGGCCGGGTTGTACCACCAGACCTGTCCGCCCGATGCGATGTGACGATTGGCAGTCGGCAGGTACTGGCTGACGGCAGCGTTGTGCACCAACATTTTCACCCGGATCAACGCGCCGACCGGAATCGACGAAACACCGAACGCTGTTGCAGGGATCACGTCAGATTCCACGAAAGCGTCTGCAGCAGCAAACGCACGCGAGGTTGCCCCACCGAAAGTAACCGGCACGCTGATGTTGTTGTATTCGATGGTTGCCGCGTCCAGGGTGAAATCGTTGAGGTTGGCAAGAATCTGGTTGGTGCCGTAGCTCGCACGCCAGGCGCTGCACAGCAATGCGACATGCGATAGCGCGCCGCTGCCGAGCGTGTACGTCCAGCTGATCGCGCAGTTCGTGTACGCTCGCGCTTCGCTACCGTTGGTGATCGTGTTGTACATGCCTGCGATCAGCAACGGGTTGGGTGTCACGTCGTTGTCCACGATGGTGCCGGTGGATGTGGTGTTAGCACCCAGGGCGTAGCCCGTGCCTGCAGCTAGAGTAACGATCACGGTTTCGCTGGACTCCACCGTGCTGTCGTCGATGGTTGTGACGATCAACGACCCCGACGTGGAACCCGCAGCAATAGTGAGACTGTCGGCGCCGGTGTAATCGGTGTTCCTAGTGGCCGTGCCCGAATAGGTTATGTTGATCGTCAGGTTGCTGCTTGCGGCAGTATCGATGGTCACCGTGTAAGCCAAGTTTCCACCTTCAGTGACAGATGGTGCGCCGCTGATCGTTGCGACGGGCACGACGGCACCGCCGTCTGCAGGGGGAAATCCCCCTGCATTGAGCGCAACCACCAACGCTTTGGTTAGGCGGCTGGTGAGTTTCATGCATCCAACTCCACACCGAACGCGGAACCTGCCGGCTTGGATACACGCACCGTCAATGCGGTAGTTGTGGGGTTGCTAAAGGCCAGGACCGGATTACCTGAGTCCAGGCGATCGAACACGGTGTAGACGTTGTTTGAAGCCTTTTTCTGCAGGAAGGCCAGCGCGCCAATGTTGACGCCAGAACCGTTGGCATCGAATAGGGAGAACACGACGGTCTTCCCCGCGGCAACGGAAACGTCGGCGGAATTTGCAGCAGTGGTACCGATTGCGATGAGGACGCTCATTACTTTTTCCTTTAGACGATGGTGCCGGTTTCAAGAATACGCTTGTGAAAAAACGAACTACTGCCTGCTAACTTACCGTTGATTGCATACCCGAAAAACCCAGGTGATGAGCCTGGGGGTTTATTTTAATACGATTTGAGCAGTGAATTTTCCGGCCCGGTTAGTCCTGTGGTTAAGTCATATTCGGCCACATTGAATTGTACTATGCCAACAGTGTAACCGTATGTTGCAATTTGTTCTTCAACAGTAAACACCATCGTATTTTCGGATTGTATCACCTCTGAAATTACTGCGCCGGTCGAAAGGTTGATGTTTCTTGCTCTGAACAATCCGGTGCTACTGGTAGAAGGTGTCCACGTAGCGTTTACGTTTCCGTATTGCGTAACCCACTGCACATCGATTGTCGGTAGTATCTTTGTGACCCATATTGGTGCCTGCGCGGTACGATCTAGACCCTCAGCAATAGCTTGCGCTACCTCTACCGCAGTCGCATGGCATGCAGCTGGCGTTTGATGAATATAGGACGGGCCTGGCTCAACCCAATAACCAGAAGGAGCGCCCGCACCAACACCATACGAACCAATTTTTACATAGGAGAGTGTTGCAATAACTGCCATTTGATTATTCCGAATGTAGTAATTACCTACACCTTCGGTGGGTGCAAGACCAAAATAACTTCTAAAGTTTGGCATGACCCACGTCGGTATCGCACCATTATTGCTTAATGCGTTAAGAGCTTCACGAAAACCTTCCTCGCTTGCTGCAACATAGCTCGCGGTGTTAGCAGGGTAGAACTGAATTGCCACGTTATCGTTTGACCCCGACCAAAATAAATGCGTGATCCGTGACGCAGCAATTCGTGATAGTGCAGTGGTCAAATTAGGGCCAGCACTATGGGTGCTATCGTCCCACCAATAATTAGTTCCAGTCCATCCACTGACCGCATCTGACGCAAGCTTGCTGGTAAAAGAGCCACCAAAAGCGATATCAAGAACCTCCACTTCTTCAATATCATACCCCATGCGCGTAGCTAGCTCTTGTCGCAGCTTGTATGCAGCAATACCTTTGGGTGTGCCTGGCGTAGCAGTTAGCCCAGGGTTAATGATATCGGAATAATCCGAGAACCATGTGCCGACATAAGACGTACCGGCAAGCCCGACACGCACTTGAGAAAAATCTGAAACCTCAGGCTCGCTGACTTTTTGTTCACTAAAATCACTAGAATCATCGTAACCAATTTCTTGCACATCCCAAACAAAGAAACTTGGAGGAAACCCGAAATCTTCAATAGCCATGTCCGCTGTGTAAAACGCAGAAGTTTTATTGCCGCTTGTCGTCAGCGTGCGTAAAACAGTGTTACCGCCGGTTTCATACACACGAACCTTATAGCCAAGCACAGTGGTGCCGGCAGGGCTTGCCGATGTCCAAGACACCTTTATGGTTCCGCTTACAGATTTAACTGCATTTAAATTTACAGGAGTATTTACAATATCACCCCTTTGTAATTTTTGTATCAAATTTGATGTCAAATAGCTAGGTGCATCAAACAACCAAAGCTTATTGCGTTGCTCCCACTTAGAATGAAACGCCAACCGTTCTCGATATTCGTTCGCAGTCAATGGACGAAAATAGGTGCCGTCCACGCCAACATAATCTTCATTGTAGGTATTCGCCTCACATATGACATGCAACCTATCTTGAAACAAGTCGTACAATGCATCGAGCCTTTCTGTGACGGTGGCAAAGTTATATCCAAATGCACCAATACCATCTTGGAACATCAAATTTACGTCTTTCGGAAGAAAATCATAAAGCCATAGCGCCGCAGCTTTTGCGGTAATGCCGTTGGGAGTCAACGGTTGCACCCCATAGCCATAGTACGCAGAGACATACAACGGGCGCGGCAAACGCGACCAATAGGGAGCCATCCCCGCGGGTCCTGCGCTCCAAGTGGGGTCTATTTCAACTGGAAAGTAGAAACCCCCAATGTTCCCAGACCAACCAAGCGTCCCAAACTTTTGGCCTAAATCGGTGAGACTGTCCAACGATGAGCGTGCGGTAGCCTCATTGAAATACCCCGGCAAGCCAACAATAAGTTCGCTTGCCCAAGGTTGTTTGGTGACATCCGCCATATCTATTTTTTTGCTATAGGTTGGCAACCACGGGTTATCGATAAAGGAATACCCATCGACAGCCAACCATTGGAAACATACTTTGGAAACACCAAGTTTCTGCCACGCACGCCGCGTACCGATATTGTTCGCCAGCGTTTGCCATAGGATTCCTTTTGCAGGAGGGATGGCACGACTGAATTTAGTTCTTTTCATGGGGTTGTCCAGTCGATTAGGCTGTAACGAATAGTTAACACCACTTTACTACAACCACCAGATGTGACCTCCAAAGATATCGCGTCGTTCACTGAAACAGAATGTGGGGTTACTGCCCAAGTTGGAACACCTGCGACCATCGTAATTGTCCCGAACGAAACTTTTGAAACAGGCGTTGTCTTAAAAAGCGTAATGACCAAATCAGAAGACGGCGCAGAGATTAATATTTTCCAATCGACAAACGTCGGCGGCGTGTACATGGCAACCACTGGGGAAACGTATGTTAGTTCCCCACTTGGTGCTTTGTCGTAAACGTTAATATCATAAGATAACCCCTGCATTCTGAAAGTATCTAACGCAGTATCAAGTTCTATTTTTAACGCTTCAGTTTTTGAGAAATCTCCCGTTAATGCAGACAATGTGGGGACAGTGACGACATCCCCGTCAGGGCTATGTACTGTTGTTGTGCTAGACGTGGATGTAAGCCACTCCATTTGCTCCCCGGTAAACAGATTGTATTTCTGCACCAGTGCAACAACTTGTGCGGCTAACTCCGCGTTGCTCAAATAGCCTGGGTCTGCCATTTACCTTACTCCTATAACAATACCGGCAATGTTTGTGAAAATAAATTGACTGCTGCGTAGCCCGGCATCTGCAACTCGCACACGATACGTTTCTGCGGTGGTTGTCGAATCATCTGGAACGGTTATCGAAATGGCCGCATTTTCGTTTCCACCCAAATAATACTCCCGCGTTTTCAGTGTTGTCCAGGTAGAGCCGTCAATTCGTTCGACGTACCATTGTCCTCTTGCCGGATCGCCACCACTATTGTTTACATCGATAGTCAACTGGATGAACGGGATGTGTGACTCCCCATCAAGCAAAGGGGTGTCCAAGGTAAACTGCAGCAACGTCGCACCTGTAGATGCCGCGATACTCCCTGACCAAGACGCTACCGTTTTCTTTTGCACCTCTCCGATAATTTTATCTCCGAAAATATTGCCACGCACAGTCACGTCTCCGCCAAATTTAGCAGAACCGTCCTTCATAATCTGCCATCCGGTATAAGTGCCGGTGCCACTATTCCATTGAAAATTGTCAGACTGAATATAGTTTCCTATTTTGGCGTTGGTGATACTTGCGTCCTGAATCATTGCGGTGTTCATGTGCACCACGCCACCTACGATTTCAAAGGGATAATAAAAGTTAGGTGTACCAGTGATTTGATTCATGAAAACCAAACGATCAGCAAGCATTACAACTTCAGACTGCGGCGTGCCTCCTGCGGCGGCGTCAATTCCTAGTCCGATACCGGCAAGGTACCTCACACCGCCAGAAGTCAATTGCACCTTCACATTGTAATACGCTGACAAATCACCATTGATATTGGCAATAGCCCCGCTCTGCTCCTGAACTGTTGCAGTAAGATCGCCTGTAGAAACTCCGACCTGATTAACCACAAGTGCTCGGATCGCATCCTCATCCACAACAGTCTCTTGCAACTGCGCGATATACGCCCGGTTCTGAACTTCCCTACCATTGATCTGGCTGATATTGGTTTCTTGCTGAAGGATCGCTTCAGAATTTACGTCTATCTGTTCGATGGCTTCCGTCAAACGCAGTTCATTGATCGACAGCTGGTTTACGGTTTCCAAATACCGCTCGCCAAGGTTCTTGCTAAGGGTCTTCGTCAGTACCAACTGAACATCAGATAGCACGCCCGCAGTATTGCGTGCGCGCAGTGAGAAGGTGTACTGCCCGGACACCGGCAGCGTGGATTCAAAAGTGGCCGGATGAAAACCGTCGTTGTCGTCACCTAACGGAGTCATCGCGTTCCAGTTTGGAGTCGGCACGCTACCTTCAGTGTAACGAATCTCCACGCCGGCAAAGTCGGACGATTGGATCGTCTGTGCGTACCATCCCCACGCGTACTTGCGGATACCGCCATCCAGATCGTCGATGGCGAAAACGTCCGGGTTGACGGGAGGCTGATTTTCACCGTAGACCAACAGCTGCCCTGTGGTGGCCTTACCGGGCACGCCATTGCGATACGGACGCACCACGATCAAGTAGTTGCCCGGACCTTCCACACGCCAGGATGCAGAACGGCCGCTGGTGACAGCAACCTCCTGCGGGATACCGTCTTCGCCAGCACAAGTCACAATGCAGTTGTCGGCGAAACCTGCAACGTTCCATGTAATGTTGATCTGGCTGAAAACGGTGTTACCTTGCGTTACGCGAACCTCCTTTGCAATCAGGTTGGTGGCGATGGGGGAAACGTTGAGCAACGATTGGTTCGGCGGAGAGACGTACACGCCCGTTTCGACGTACACCCAAAACTCGGGGCCTTCCGGCACCACAGCGATAGCGCCGGTCTTCAGATCGTCGGCCGGCGAAATACTGATCACGCGGCAACGATAGCCGGGGTTTTCTTTGAAATCGTACATCCACAATGTATCGTGGACCGGATTTTCATCGATATCGTTGCCAGGCAAAGTCGCATCCACCGGCCACGGATCTTCCAGATGCAACGTCACACGGGTACCACTGAACGGGGTAACCTTGAAGATGCGGCAGATCAGTTCGCCAGGCACACGCAGGCCGATGTACGCCTCGCGACCATCCGTCGGGTAAGGCACGGCGTCGTCCAGCGTTACCACCGGTCGATTGTCGCTACCGATGTAGAAGGACTTGAGACGGCCACCGTAGGCCCACTGCGTCAGATCGTGCTGTAGCTGGATGACATCAAGCAGTCCATAGGTCATGAACTCGATGTGGGTGGTGTAGGCCACGTCCTTCAGCTGATACAGCATCTGCGCCATGTGATACCGCGCCATATAGGCCGCATGCGCTTCCGTCGTGACACCTTCACCGGTGAGACGCGCAGGATTCAGCATCACTTCCACGCCAGGCGCAGTAACGCGCAAGGTTACCGTATCGTTTTTCTCCCGATCATAGTAGCTGTACTCGATACCATCGGCAGATCGGGCCAGCGTGTAATCGACCTGAAAACTCGCCTTGGTGATCGTGCCCATGTTGACGATGGCCGTTTCAGCCTGCCCAGGCGCAGACCAGACGGGCGTTGCCTTGCCAGGCGCGAAGTCGATCTTGCCCAGGCCGCAGAGTGCTAGGCTGGACAGCATTTCATCGTGGTTTCGGTCGCTGGTGATCCAGGCGTCATAGTTCCAGTTGTATAGGGTGCAATCTACCATCCATTCTTTGAACGCCTCGATGTCGATCTGATCGTCAGTCCAGCCCATGCCGGCAATCAGCACGTTGTCTTCGTCGTAGTAGCCGCGCAGGTACTTCAACACGTTAGCTGCAACATTGGACAGACCATTCGCACGGTTCGTAGCAGTGACCCACTGTGTGCCGTTCCACAACGGGATCGGGCGCGCACGCATCAGTCCCCGGATCTGGTCAGGGGTACCGCTGAACTGGCCCGTTGCGCGCATGGTCATGCCGATACGCGAAATGCCGCGGTAGTTGGCGGTGTCTTCCTGATAGCTGACAAGCGTTGTCCATGTGAACTCTGCAGTAGCGCCTTCAGAGTTACTCGGCTGGACGGTGCCGGTATCGCGGCCAAGACGTTTCACCGAAACTTCGTACTGACCCTTCGACACGTCCTTGATGTACGACCGGCGCTGCTGTGTCTGATCGGAACACACGATGTCGTAGGAACCCAGCACCGCCCAATTATCGGTGCCAACTGGGCGATACGAAATCAGGATGGTTTCTTGGTTGTTGCGTTTCTTCCCCTTGGTGGTCAGATCGAATAGCAAGAATGAAACATCGACTTGGATGCGAACAGTATCCACCGACGTGGTACGAATCACTTCCACATTGGCTTCAAGTTCGGGGCCGGTTTCAGTATCCACGTTGCCAGAAATAGGGATGACCTGATTCGGCATGTTGGAAAAACCGCTCTGCCACACTTGAATTTCTTCAAAGTTCGACAGCAAGGTATCGCCAATGTACAGGTCTTCGTATTCCGCAACGTTGACACCAGCCGACAGCACCAAGGACATGTACTGATCGTTACCCTGATACACGGAGTAGGGAATGGTGATCACGTCAGGCGTAACCTGAATTTCACCAAATAGCAAACCCATGGGTTCGTACTGACGCGCACTGTTTCGCACAGCGCTGAGGCTGTACACGCTGTCGCGGTCGATGCTGCTGGCGCTGGGTGCTTTTGGTCCAAGCACCTTGTTGATGATCATGGCACCGATCACCTGCATGGCACCGACCGCGATAGATGCGACAACACCGGTACCCAGCGCAGTACCCACAGCAAACCCTGCAGCGCCGATCACACCGCCTGCAGCGCCTGCAGCGCCTGCGACCGCGGCTGCAGCACCCATGGTGAAGATCGACAGCACGATCAGCGCCACGATCAACAGCGCAGTGCGTTCCAGCACGTTGCGCACCAGAATGTCGTTGCCATGCTTCGGGTAGATGCAGTGCCACAGATGGCGCGGTGCAGGCTTGCCGCCGATGTGCACCGTAACCTGCATGCCATCCAGATTGACGATATGCCGCGACAGGAAACTGTACAGCGATTCGCCAGGCCGCAAATCCATTTCGACAATGGTTTGCGTATCGTGATCGATGATCAACGGGTGCCGCTGGATTTTTAGCTCAGCCATTTGTAATACCCTTCAATTGTGATTCCGAAGCGGCCGAGTCGGGACAAGCGCGTTGCAACAGCACCACCGAATTTCGCAGCGCTGTGCAGCACATGTGGGATCGCCCCGAGTTCGATATACACGCCGACATGCGACGGCGAACCAATGCTGTCGCCAAGGTCGTACATCAATACTATATCGCCATTCACCGGATCTTGCGTCGGTACACCGTAAGCCTTTGATGCATCAGCCAGGTGCGCTTCGCAGCCGCTACCGCGGGGACGTTCCGCCGGCAGTGTTACCCCCTTGCTGAAAAGATGGTTTGCGACATGCAGTGCAAAGTCAGCGCAGTCGAAACTGTTGACCTTGTATGGCATGCCGATATAAGGCGCGATGTCGGACAGTTCCATTAGAAGATACCCGGCGTCAGGAACGGTGTGGCGCGAAGTTTCATTGTTTTCTGATTGGTCACAAACGCAATACTGCAGTCGATGGTAACCATCATCTGATCCATGGTGATGTTGCTACCCGGCAGGAAGCTTTGGTGAATAATGCGAAACTGGTCATCGTTGTGGGCCACAATGATTCTGCACATGACTGTCTGGCCCGGCTCGATCTGTTCTAGGTACTCAGCCATGTTGCGACCCACGTTGTCGATTGCCAGCTGCGCACGCGCGCTTCCCTCCTGACGACGGTCAGGCAATTTGAAGTAGAACGGCAGCGCGATGTACTCCACGCCTGCCATCACCTTGGCTTCGGTGGAATTCACAATGCGCACCGGCTCGGGCCAGGCGTCACAGGTCATTTCCAAAAACACGATCTGGCCGACCTTATCGGTTGTGCGCTGCAATCGCGCGACAGTTGGTTCGTCCATTAGCGCATGTACTCCAATTCGATGGAACGTTGAGCGATACCGAAACCACCGGTCGTGGGCATCAGCTGCCCACGCTTTCCACCGATGAAACGCGCACGGATCATTTGCCGCGTGCGCGGATGACGAAGGTTGAACCAACCGATGCGTTCGATTTCATCGAAGAACCATGTTTCAAACCGTTCGATGTCTTCGTCATTGAGGAACAAGATCGTGCCACTGATCTTTTGCATGATATCCTTGTTGATCACACGTTCGACCGGAATGCCGCGCTCCATTTCGGTACGCAGCACAGACGGGTCTTCGTCCTCTTCTGCATAAGCGCTCAAAACGAATTTCGCATAGCTGGGAAAATCGGCCATCGTTATGCTCCTACCTTCAGGTTGTATTTCTTTTTCATTGCGGTATCGACCTGGCTAACGCCCGACATGATGTTGCTAGCCATCTTGCTTTCCATCTGACCCACGATGGCGTCGATCTGGAAGCCCCCGCTTTCAGTCTGCTTGGCCGTTGCCTTGACATCACCACTCGCACCGTAGACGTTCAAAGTGATATCCCCCGTAGCGGCAGCACCGCCTGAGGCCTGCACGCCCAGCTTACCGTCGCTGGTGCGAGTCAGCGGCATGATAGCTTCCGCGCCGGCTTCAGCGAACACGCCAGCCCCCTTGGCAAACGCGAATGTCTGCGGGGTGTTGTAGACCTGGCCCGAATAGTTGGACAGGCTGGCAGACGGGTATACGTTGCCCTTGGCGTTGGCGGTCCAACCCGAGTTGTTGCCGAAGTTTGCGAGCGTGCCCATCGAAGCACCAGCACTCGCCCCACCACCGAACAGCGAGATAAGACCGACCAGCATGCGCTGCGTGCCCAGGCGTGCCAGCTGCTGCAGGATGACGTTGGTTAGATCGGTGAAACTCAGCTTTCCGGTTTTCACGAACTCCGTCATCACGCTTTCGATGCTGCTGGTTACATCGGTAAAAAACTTCTCCGACTGTCCCGCCACGTTCTGCATGTCGTCGTTGTAGTTGGCGAACGCACGCTTGAATCCGTTCAACCACTCGCCCCGCGCAGTCGCCATGTTGTCGAAACCGGTCTGCACGATTTCGACTTGGCGCTCAGTGGAAGCACGCAAGATCGCTTCTTCCTGCACGTACTGCGCAGCGTTCCCAGGGTTACGCTCTTTCAGGATGGACAACTGATACAGCTTGTCGGCCTGTTCGGTGTAAAGCTGGGTGACCGCCGCTACACGTTGTGCTTCCAAGGCACCTTGTCCGATAGCAGCCGTCTGTGCCGCATAGTTACGCTGCTGCGCCAGTTCACTGGCACGCAGAGCATTGGCGAAGTCTTCCAGTTCCTGTTTGTTTTTCTTGTTGCTGGCAGCTTCCTGTTCGTTGAGTACCGCAAGTTCGGATGCAGACTTGGCGCGTGCTTTGGCAAGGTCTGCTTCCAGCTGACCGATCTGCCGGCGGTTGTTGATCGAATCCTTCGCCGACTTCAGGTAATCGATCTGACCCTGCAGAGACTTTTCGTTCGCAGCAAGTTCGTCAGTGACGTTCTGGCGCATCTGCGCGTAGTAAGCCTGCGCACTGATCGTGTTGGCCTGGAACGCCGCCTGCGTGGTGCGGGAGTTCGCTTCGATGGCAGCGTTGGTGATTTCCGCTTGATCCTTGTACGCCTGCAGTGCTGCACGTTGGGTATCGTTTTCCAGTTTCTGGCTAGGCTTCGCCTTCTTCGGATCTTTGTACTTCTCATCGATTGCTGCGAGCGCGGCCGCACGCTGGCTTTCGATCTTCTGTGCCAACTGAATGTCACCGGCCAACTGCGCGGCGGCGATACCCTTATCCAAGTCCTGTTCCACCTTGGCACGCTCACGCTTGCGCTTCAGCGCCTTCGTCTCCTGACTGTCGATCAGCTGCTGAGTGGTGATGTAGGTTTCGTTCGCCGTTTGCGTGGCGAGGTCTTTGGACTCCTTTCGGTTTTCTTCTGCGGCCTGACGGTTGAGTTTCGACAGTTCCGCACGCTGCTGCTTCAACTGTTCCGCGAGCGCATTCAGCGTGTAACTTTGACCGGGACCGGGCTGGGCCTGGGCCGCCTTGATGTTGCCCAGGGTCTGGACGATCTTCTCGCCCTGCTTCTGGATATTTTCGGACAGCGAGTTGTCGCGTCCGATATCCATCATCTGCTCCCAAGCCCACTTCGCGCCGGTGCCCAGGTTGCGCCATGCACTTTCCAGCAACCCAATGTTGTCGCGTACCTGTTCAGTACGTTGTGCAACGACGTTGGCGTACTCCTGCATCGCAGCTGTGGCAGCTTCCTGCGACTTGCCTTGCTCTTCCAGCGAACGGATATGGTCGTAGGTGGCAGCAGTCAGGAAGTGCTGTTTCTCGTTCAACTCCACGATGGCATCGACAGGCTTCTTAGCCAGCTTCTCGAACTCGGCGACGGTCTTGTCCATCGCCGTACCAACCTCACGCTGCAGGAGCAACGCAGACGTGGCGACAAGTTGAAGTTGTTCAGACGTGAACTTGCCTGCAGATGCCGCAGCCTCGACCGCTGCAGCAGTGGTCGATTTCAAGCTGCCAGTGACCGCAGCCATCTGCGCTGCCATGCCAGCCATCTGATCGCCGGTGACACCCATGTTGTTGCCGGTCAGGATCGCCACCCGGTTGAAGGCGGACATTTCCTGCGCACCCTGATACGCCGCGACCACTAGCGCAGCCGTGGCTGCAGCAACCACGTTTACGGGCGTGAGCATTTTCAGGAATTGCGTGGTCAGTGCTTGTGCAGCAGGACGAATACCGTTGAACATGTCCTTCAACTGACCGCCCTGCTGCAACAGGACCGTCAACGGCGCTTGGCCGGCCTGCAGAGATACAAAGATATCGGTGATCTGCGCAGGCACGCCGCGCATCGCGAACTCAAGCTGTTTCTGCGACAGCCCGTATTCGTTCAACTTGCGCTTCGACGCATCCAGCTGCGTACCGTACTTGCCAAGTTCCGCTTCCTTCTGTTTCAGCGAAGCAATGAACGGTGCAGCCTGCTGCGACAGCCCCATTTCGGCAGCACGCATTTCCAAAATTTCAGCACGGGTCTTTCCGAATTGTGCCTCCTGCCGCTGAAGGTCCGCGATGAAATTGTTGTCTGCGGCCAGCTTTCGTTCCGCAGCTTCCTGCCGCTCCAACTCTGCGGTCAGGACTTCGACAGCATCCGCACGCCGACGTGCCGCAGCCGCAGCCGCAAGATCACGTTCCTGATCGGCAGCATTCTTGATCGCTTCTTCTGCGGCGTCTTCCCGCATGAGGGCCAG